TGTCCTAAGTGCGGGAGTAGGAACAATGTGGCGGTGTACTCCAATGGGGGCCGCCACTGTTTTTCTGCTGACTGCGATTACCACGTAAACGGTGAAACAGGAGAGGAAACTGAGGTGTCAACACCTAGTAACCTAAACATGGGCGGTGTGGTAGCTGAGATACCAGAGCGTCGTTTGTCTGCCAAGACCACTAGGCACTATCAGGTCACGGTGGAGTACGATGCTAACGGTAAGATCGCTAGGCACTACTACCCGTACTACGATGTAGATACAGGCGAGCTAGTGTCTGCTAAGTCTCGCGTGGTCAAGACCAAGGATTTCCTATCGTCGGGCACAATGTCCAACGTAGGTCTGTTTGGTCAGAAGCAGTGCCGTGGTAGAGGTAAGTTTGTCACGATCACTGAGGGCGAACTAGACGCCATGTCTGTCTACGAGATGTTTGGACAGAAGTACGATGTGGTATCACTCAGGTCAGGCTCTAGTAGTGCAGCAAAGGAGATCAAAGCACAGCTAGAGTGGCTTGAGGGTTACGATAACGTAGTCATCTGCTTTGACCAAGACAAGGCAGGAGAACTAGCGGTAGAGCAGGTGAAGGATCTATTTAGCCCTAACAAGCTGAAGATCTGTAAGCTACCCCTGAAGGACGCCTCTGAAATGCTCATGGCTAACCGTGTGCAGGAGTTTACACAGGCGTGGTGGGACGCCAAGGTGTACAGACCAGACGGTATCATCGCTGGTGCTGACACATGGGAGGCTCTAGTAAACAAGCGGCAGGTACAGAGTGTACCGTACCCGTGGGACGGACTAAATGAAATCACAAGAGGCCACAGACCATACGAACTGGTCACTATCACAAGCGGTAGTGGTATGGGAAAATCCCAGTTTATCAGAGAACTTGAGTACGATCTGCTCCAGCGAACCGACGCCAATATCGGTGTACTTGCACTGGAGGAAGATATCGCAACAACATCTCTGGGAATTATGTCGGTGGCGGCATCTAGGCGACTACACTTGGAGGAAGATACGCCTGTTGATGAGCTTAGACCTCACTGGGAAGCAACGATGGGTTCTGGACGTTACTACCTGTTCGATCACTGGGGATCAACGTCTGCCGACGAGCTTCTTTCAAGAGTACGGCACATGGCGAAGGCCTGTGACTGCCGATACATTATCCTCGACCACCTGTCAATCGTGGTTTCTTCTCAAGAGAACGGGGACGAACGGAAAGCTATAGACGAGATTATGACACGCCTACGCACACTGGTGGCAGAGACAGGGATCACTTTGTTCCTCGTGTCACACCTACGGCGTAGCTCTGGTACTGCCCACGAGGACGGAGGCAGGATTAGTCTACAGGATCTCAGGGGTTCCCAGAGTATCGCACAGCTATCCGATATAGTCATAGGTATGGAGCGTGACCAGCAGAACCCAGACGAGGACACTAGGAACACAACGACAGTGAGGATACTCAAGAATCGTTATTCAGGTGAAACTGGCCCCGCTTGTTGGCTACGGTACGACAAGTTTACAGGGCGTATCCACGAGTGCGCTAACCCTAACCCACCGGAGACAGAGTTTTGAACTTAGTCTTTTGTGACATAGAAACCGACGGGCTAAACCCCAGTGTAATCTGGTGTGCAGTCTGCCGACACAACCTAGAGAGTGAGGTAATATGCAATGAAGAAGATTTCAAGGATTACGTGGCTCGCAAAGCGCCGATTAGCTTCATATTCCACAACGGAATTGGCTTCGACGTTCCTGTTATTGAGCGTATCTGGAACTTTAGTTTTGATAGGAGCAGTGTCGTTGATACACTTGTCCTCTCTAGGTTAGCTGACCCAAGCAGGTCTGGTGGACACTCTCTGCGTAACTGGGGAAACATACTAGGCTTTGCAAAAGGCGACCACGAGGATTGGTCACAGTTGTCACCACAGATGATCGACTACTGCCTACGTGACGTAGAGTTGACTCAGGCGGTGTACAACAGGCTACGTGTTGAACTCGACGGTTTCTCAAGGGAGTCCATTGACCTAGAGCATCAGGTGCAGTGGATTATACAGGGACAGGAGCGCAACGGGTGGCTACTGGATCAGCGTTTGTGTCACACACTGTGCGCTAGGTTCAAGGAGCGTATGTATGAGATTGAAGAAGAACTCCAGAGGGTGTTCCCGCCAATTGTTGAAGAGAGGTGGTCTGAGAAAACAGGCAAGCGCCTTAAGGATAAGGTTACGGTATTTAACCCCGGTAGCCGTCAACAGGTGGCTGAACGACTTGAAGCTAAGGGTGCGGTATGGTCGGAACTCACGCCGTCCGGTAGACCGCAGGTGGACGAGAGGACGCTGGAAGAGAACAAACACGTACCGGAGGCTGTTTGTGTACTGGAGTACCTATTACTCCAAAAGCGATACGCACAAGTCTCCTCTTGGATAGACCACGTACAGGATGACGGCAGGGTACACGGACGGGTTACAACAAACGGTGCTGTCACCGGACGCATGACGCACCAGAACCCCAACATGGCACAGGTTCCTTCGGTTAATTCACAGTTTGGCAAGGAGTGCCGTGACTGCTGGATTGTACCAGAGGGACGTAAGCTAGTGGGTGTTGACGCTAGTGGACTAGAGCTACGTATGCTGGCTCACTACATGGGAGACGAGGAGTTTACTGATGTCCTACTTAGAGAAGACATTCACACCAGAAATCAAGTTGCTGCGGGACTTGCAACGCGACCTCAGGCAAAGACTTTCATCTATGCTTTCCTCTACGGAGCAGGAGATGCAAAGATTGGAAGCATCGTCGGAGGAACTGCAGGAGACGGCAATCAGCTTAGGAGGCGCTTTCTACGAAACACACCTGCTCTTGAAACTCTACGAGAACGAGTTGGAGAAGCGTCTAGGAAGGGTCATCTCGTCGGACTCGACGGAAGGAAACTCTGGGTCAGATCAGAACATAGTGCACTGAACACGTTACTACAGGCGGCAGGTGCTATCATTATGAAGAAGGCTCTGGTGTTACTGGACGATTACGCAACGCAACACAAGATAGACTACAAGTTTATAGGGAACGTACATGACGAGATACAATCGGAGGTGGCTACAGAACAAGCAGAGAAGTTCGGCTGGCTCGCAGTTGAGTGCATCAAGGCGGCTGGTATTTCATTTCAACTCAGATGCCCACTCGACGGAGAGTACAAAGTTGGATCAACGTGGGCGGAGACACACTGATGAATACGACAGACAAAAGTAGAATCGGAGACGTAGCAGAGTTTTACGCAGTTACTTGGCTATGGGACAACGGCTATGAGGTGTTCCTTAATCCCGGATCAACAGGGTTTATAGATATGATAGCTTACAAAGATGGCGAGTGTGTTTTAATAGACGTAAAAACGCTGAACAAAAGACACAAGAACGGACACATTATTGGTGGGAGAACTCCTAAGCAGAAAGAACATAACGTTAGGTTCCTAGGTTTTCACCCTAAGACACGAAAACTACGTTGGATAGAACACAAGGATACGGCATGAACAAACTTTACTCACTGGTAGATGATATCTACAAGGTAGTCTCTGACAAAACTCCTGCTGACGGTGTTGACCTCTACGATGAGATAGACCGCTTTGGTGAAAACTGTAAGCGTCTGATGACTAACCTGTTCACAGAGAAACGTGACGGACGTAAGCTGCGTATGTCCAACATCGGGCGTGACGATCGCTACCTGTGGAACGTAGTGAACAACCCTGACGTACAGGAGGAGATGACTCCTAACACTTACGTCAAGTTTATGTACGGGCATCTGATCGAAGAGATGCTGTTGTTTCTCACTAGACTCTCAGGACACGAGGTGACTGATGAACAAAAACAATGTGAGGTTGCGGGTATTACGGGGTCTATGGACTGCAAAATTGATGGTGTTGTCACTGATATTAAGAGCGTGTCCTCTTTTGGGTTTAAGAAATTCAAGGACGGAAGTTTGGCTTATGATGATCCGTTTGGATACGTTGCTCAGATTAAAGGATATGCACATTCCGAAGGTGAAACATCGTTTGGTTGGTTAGCTATGGACAAACAGAACGGACACCTGACGTACCTCTTGTACGACTCTGAGGACACACAGGCTCCCGTTCACGATAAGATTTCTTACGACATAGAGGAGCACATTGAACGCGTAAAAAAGCTAGTGGAGCAACCAGACGCACCAGAGCATTGCCACGAGGCAGTACCAGATGGCAAAAGTGGAAACATGAAGCTCGCCGTCGGTTGTTCCTACTGTCCCTACAAGCATACCTGCTGGCCCGGAGTAAGAACGTTCCTGTACTCAAGTGGGCCAAGATATTTAACAGAGGTAGTCAATGAGCCGAAGGTCACGGAAATCTAAACTAGGTAACTTCAGGTCGGAGTTTGAGAGAGATGTCGCAACGCAGTTACAACCATTTGGCTTTAGCTACGAGCCGTTCCAAGTGGACTACATCATCGAACGGAAGTACACACCAGACTTCGTGTACGAGAAAAACGGACGGACGTACCTCATTGAGTGCAAAGGATACTTTCGTGCAGGAGACACGCAGAAGTATAGAGCGGTCGCTAGGTCGATACCGTGGACGTACGAACTCATATTTGTCCTGATGAAGCCTAATCAGAAAGTGAGTAAAAGTACCAAACTTACTATGGCAGAGTGGTGTGACAAACACAATATTTTATGGTACAATATAGATACACTTAAGGAGTTAGTCGATTATGTCTCTGACACTAGAAGAAATTAAGGATCGTTTGTTGCGGTTGTACGACCCTGACGATCTTCTGGAAGCACTGCAGATATCCTCTGAAGAATTACTAGACA